CACTAACAGCAGGATTCTTGTCTTTTATGGACTTAGCTTTCTCCATAAGTTCAGCACCCTTAGCACGAGCCTCTGCGTCCTCAATCTGATGTGTGAACCTAGACTTGAGGTAGTCAGCTCCAGCCTTCGTCACGCGCTCAAGGGGGACAAGAGGATCACCCTCAGCTTTAGCTCGTCTACCTTCAGCTTGAGCTGTAGCCACCTTACGCTGCTTATCAGCGTCCTCGTAAAACTCACGATGAGATTTCCTCGATGCGTACTCCTTAGCCAGAATAGCATCGTGTTCCTTACGTTGTTGTAGAGTTAGCTCCTCCTTCTTTGACATTGACCTCACACGGAGTTTTTCATTGAAGGTAGGAGTCCAAGGAACCCTTAGATTACCTCGCTCATCAAGTAAGTTAGTATTGTCTCCTGTTTGTTCTTCATAGCTAATGATAGCTTCACGAAAGCTCTCAGGACTGTTAACTCCAGAGAGTAAGTGATCAGTAAGATTTAGGTTCTGAATCTGAGTGCGCCGCTGGATGAGCTTTGCTCTTGCTTGTTGAGTTAGCTGCCCTTGTGTCCTGTAGTCGATCTGAGACGCTAGATTTGCTACCCTCGGAGTATCAGGGTGACCTACCTTTGCAGCTGCGTTAGCAATACTCCATAGCGGGTTAGATTCGCCTCCCATGCCGCCAGTGCTCATCTTCTTTAGTTCTTCAGACATGTCCTGATCTAGCTTAGCACGCTGCTCCGAGACCTTTGCCCTTGACATAAGGAAGCGTGCCTGCGCCTCATGCTGAGTCTGCACGGAGGGCTGCATAGCGATGCGACCGAGCTGCTCCTGCATCTCAAGAGTATCACCACCAAAAGTATCAGGCATTATTTATCTGCTGTACCATAATGGTACAACCCTTATCTCGATCCAGGAACACCCGCTGCTGCCCTACCAAGAGTATTCAGCGCATTTGAGTATATATTAGCACCTGCGTTGTAGCCAGAAAGTGCAGGTCCAGTTGAGGGACCTATACCAGCGCCAGACAGCTGCATCAAGCGCTGTATCTCGTTGTTGTAGAACTGTTGCGCGTATTGAGGCGTGTACTGTGCAAGCGCTATAGCCTCATTACCTCCACTACCTCCAGCAGCTCCAGCACGCTCAATAGCAGTGCGGCCCTGATCTAGTCCAAACTGGTATCCAGGTAGACCAGTTACGGAGTTAGGATCTTGCATCAGTTTCTGTAGCTGCTGTTGATACTGTCCTCGCTGCGACCCGAAGGGATCCTGTGCATTGAAAGTACGTTTGGCAAGCTGTTGCATCTGATCCGCTTGGTATAGACCAAATAGGCCTGCTCCAGCATTTATGCCAGTACTAATAGGCCCCCATGGTAGTCCCTTGAAAGCTTCCCATAGGCCACTACCCCCTGTGGCAGTTCCCGTCCCTGCTGCCATCCCAGGGAAGCCTCCTGCTCCCATGAAGGCGTCATAGGAGAGACCACCACCTGCTGCAGCACCTCCACCTGCACTGAACATCCCTGCTTCACCTGCGCCTAGTTCTGTCATGTCTAGGCCGGCAAATTCTGGTTGACCAAAGGCTGTAGCAGCTATAAGAGGAATAGCAGGGCCGAGATTACTTACAACATCTCCAATATCCTTCAATACATCATTGACGACGCTCATTGTGGTCTCTCTATTCTAAATAACCTGAATCTATATTGATCTACTCCGACCTCAATCCAGCCGAAGCGGAGAGCAATCTTTGCTACTGTCTCCTGCTTGATTGGCGCTACTAGATACTGACTCGAAGTATGTCGCCATACATCTTTCATGAAGCGTGCTCCAGCAGTCAGTAGTGATGTTCGTGCGTGCAGGGCATACATATGTACTACTGGGTACTTCCAATCCCGACTAACCGTGAAGACGACTCTACCATATCTGAGAACTAAGTCAAGGTTCTTGTGAATTCTTTTTGTAGCTACCTTTACTAAGTAGCGCTTCGATAAGTTGAATCCCTCAGGATTCATTTTCCTTTCAATGATAGTAAGAGCATCCATCACGAGGCTGGATATATTAGCATTGTAGCAACAGATGCCCCACTCAGCTGAAGGTTAGTTGCAGGCCCAAAGGGAGTACCAACGTCGAAGTTTGCTGTTGTTGTATTCTTCACTGGCACTAGTACAAGTCCACCTGTTATACTCGCTGAAGTATCTACAATAGCAGGTACCTGTGCATAGTTAGCATTAGCTGAGGCCACAGGAAGGCCACTTATACTAGCGCTAGCTCCACTGGCATTAGCAGGATATGTTAGGGTCACGTAGGCAAATACCATATTGCCTAGCTTAGTATAGTTAGCAGATACAGAAGTGAATGCTAGAGTAGCCCCACTGTTATCAGCAGGAGTCCAGATTCCGCTGCTGCTAGTAGGAATATCAGCCAACGCGAGAGAGCGGAAGGTAGGAACTGCTGCTCCTCCACTCACTGGGCCAGCGTATACAAGGTTAGCGTTTTGATTGTTCTTATTTATAGAGATAGCACCAGAACTAGTAATCGGATTACCTGTGGCAGTGAACTCCGATGGTGCTGTCACACTTACGGAAGTAACAGTACCAGAGCCACTTCCCGTAGGCCCAGTGTTTGCTACAAGTTTGACTAGCCAGTCAAGCCAGACTGGGTTAAAAGTAGCCCGCTCTGGATGCCCAGGGTCCTCGATAACAATAGGAGCCCAGGTTGGAGGCGGTGCGAAATTAGCCATCTACAGTGTTCCTACATCTATCTGCATTTCTATTGCTTCCAATCGAAGTGCTGTATTTGCTCTATGCCTTAGATTGTATGCCCTCTTAATAAAGGAGCCACAGTTTGATAGGAAGGGCTTCTTATTTCCGAGATCAACAGTACGAAAGTTAGACCACGTTTGATAGTCGTCATCACTCTTGCGGACCTGGAGTACAGAGCCAGTCTGTTGATCTGCTACGAACTCAAGCATCGCTAGATTTTTCCTCCGACGGGTTCCTAGGTCAGTGTTAGGTGTGTAGACATCTACAGTGAATAAGGAACTATCATCGTTATTGTAGGAAGAATCCAGCAGGTAGATATTACCATTGGTCTCATGTTGTCCTAATCTAGCCTGACTAGCTCCAGCAGTCATAGATACTATTGGAAAGTAGTTACCACTGGTATCTGTCCACTGGGACCACAGACGTTCTCTTAGATCATAAACTAAGGTGAAGTTATCAGCTGCTGCCTTGAGAGTTAGCCCATAGAAGGAATGTCCACCAATCTTTAGAGTCCAAGAGAATACATTTGTATAGTCTGCTCCATCAAGCAAGCGCTCGACTGATGGAACAGATATTGGAACTGGCCGGAGATCAGTCATAGAGATCACTTGGACTGAAGATCCCTTAGTACCTTGCTGTGGACTTACTCCTACCCACAGGAGAGTACCATCAATGTTCTGCACTGTTTCGATACTAACACAACCATAGTTTATTTTAGCCCCCTGTACTGGACTCAGGGGACTCCCAGTTGCGTTGACAGCATCGTAGAATAGTTCAGTATTCCACTGCTTGAAGGCAACTACATAGGCTAACTGCTTATCTAGCCCAATACCAGTATCAGCCTCGATCTGAGCATTTATTAGGTTGAGAGCAGACCAAGTCTGAGCATCATCTAGAGCTGATCCCTTTATATTATTAGGAGAATACATAACGTACAGAGTTTTATCAAGATAGGTCCAACCCTTATAGAAGGAAGTAGGGAAGTTCGCATCCGTTATCTTCACTAAACCATTTACATCGTCATAGGTATAAGCAGATACTCCGTTACCCATTACTAGCTTTGGAGTACCTCCAGAGACTGAGCTAAACCGATAGACTCCCCCTGTACCATCTACTGTGCCCTTACTTACTAGATCCTTATACAGAGTGGTTCCTACTATTGCATAGATGTTACCCTTCCAGTTGTAGATACCACGACCTGTAGCTGCTCCTCCTGAGGGTTGCGTACTGAGGAGAGTACCAGGCCGCTTGAATAGTCGGTAGCCATCAGTAGTCTTCTCCATATATCCGTTTACAAGGCGAGCGTCCTTTGCAGTAGATGAACTCCTATTCTCAGGATCAATTACTAGGGGGAAGCGTCTTGGTAGTTCAACTGTCTGAGCTTGAGGCACTTACCTAAAACTCCTTGTTGGATATCCCTGTGTTGTGTCCACTTGGAACTTGGTAGGCACATCCTCTACATCCCAGTCCTCCAACATTGCTCTGTACAGAGCTGCATTAGCCCGACAGCGATCCATGATAGCCTGCGGCTGGCCAGTGCACACTTCGTCTGCGATAGCCCAACGTAGGGCAATCATCCACTCTGGAGGAAAGACAATAGTGTCTGTGAGCATCGTCGGCAGCGATGCTTGTGTTCGCAGTAGTAGATGCGCTGTACCTGTCGCCGCGGTAGTATCTGGTGTGAGCCAGAAGCTTACCTTCAACTTGTTGTATTGCTTATCTACGAAGTACTGACTTATCGAACCTTGAGTAGTAGTTGTAGAGAGCCGAAGCCACTCATCCCAAGATAGTGGATAGATAGGTCGCCTCACATTACTTGTATCCAGGTAGTAGCCCTGCTCTGCTCGCAAGGGCTTCGTCATGTTAACGTCACCCGTTGGGAAGAAGGTGTAGTCGCGCTGAGCTGCCACTAGCGTTACTGCTTGGTCAGATTGTAGAAATAGCTTAATACCTTGAGTCTGCCACAGATTGACTATATCATTAAGTCGGTTCATCCCTGAAGCAAGCTGCTCTGAGTTCGGATCATCTCCTTCTTGTACAAGGCCAGCATCTTGATAGCCATACGCCAGGATACGAGCAGGAGTATTAAGAGCTGGAGTGGTCATACCTTGCTCAGCGGGTGAACTGCTTCCCTAATTCGACGAGTATGATGAGCTAGTTCTTCTTCTCGCTCGTGCACAGACTCCTCAGCAACGGCAAGGTCTTTTTCCTTAGTTTCTATTCTGGCTTCTCTACGAGCTAGATCAGTAAAGGAGTTCGCCATCTTTCGAGAGTCCTCAGCCATTTTAGTCTGATGCTCGAACTTTACGCTATCGAAGTTCTCTCTTTCTAGCTGGAGTTCCTCTCTCTGAGAGGCCAGTAGTTTCTCACCTACATCAAGTTCTGAGATTCTATCTGCTACTGCTTTCAAGCGCATTGCAGCAGTTGCTTCAGCACTAGAGACTATTGACTTAGCCCTAGCTTCAGCACCCTCAATAGTTTTGACTAAGCCAAGCCTGTCCTCAACTTCCTTCTTGAGATTAGTGAGCTGCTTGATTCTGTCATCGAAGGCAGGATTCAGAGAAACAAGGGCAGCTGCCACAAGCTGCTTTACCTCAATTACTACATCAGGTGTCAGTGCCATATTAGGTTCCTACTCCTCTAATAGTCCGCTGTGGAAGTACCGCTGTAATTGGAATCAGAGATTCATCGTCGGTAAAGTTGTAGCTAGTAAAGCGCTGCTGTTGCTGCCATAGAACTGGAGGTAGCCAGGAATCGTCTTCAAGGAAGGTTAGTGATAGTTCCTCATCACCTAGAACTGGTGTGCTACGTGGATACGGCGGAAGGACGAGGATAATCACAGTCGGCTAGACCTATTCTTGAAACTTCGTGGTTGCTTCAAAATTCATGCTGGCGATGCCCGAAGAACTCCACAGGTCCATGGATTGATTCGCGGAACCTTCCAGCGTCGGCGCGGCATCCGGATTCTCGGTAACCCAACCGCCAGGACCGCTACCACTTGAAAGTACAGTGCCCATGTACTGAGGCCCGCCAGTTCCCGGAGTAACGCTTGCATTAGTCGTCCAGCCAGCGGTCGCTTTGGATGCTTGCGAACCAGGATCAATAGGATTAGGAGTCATTGCAGTTCCGCCGGAGGCTGAAGTAGTAGTCCACTTCTTCAGCCGATATGCAATGCCGGTGAGGGAAGTCAAGCCTGCTCCCTTGCCTCCCACTAGAAGTGAAATAACCGCAATATTCCGAGTCCCCGGTTTGATGAACTGGTGATCGATTTGCGTGTTCGGTGTGGCACTCGTGGTGAAATTTTCCTGAAGAATCGCAGTCGGCATCACATAGACGAATGGCATGTTCAAACTCCTTCGCGCAGCAATTTGGAAAGCGGAT